CCTGCAAGAGCAGGATTTACAAGAGTTGAAAACATTGGATCTGCTGATGCAGTTCAAGTTAAGCTAGGTAACGAAGACATTCCTAAAGATGCAAAAATCTTTTATCAAGTAATAGGTGGAGGATCAGTTGGTGATAATAGAGCTTATCAAAAAGATTGGCGGGATAAAGTTGGTAACGATCCTGGGTACATGAAACATGGAGTTGAAGATATTAATGCAATAAGTCAAACAAAAAGAGAGAAAGCAGATGATGATATTTCTTACGGTGAACAATATATGATTGGAACGGCGTTAGTTAGGTGCATAGATGCTAATGCTATTCCTTGGGAAATTGGCGAAAGTGATAGAGTTTACGAATTTATTGTTCTTGAAAAAGGAAAGATACAATGTACTCCAAATCCACATTTAACAACTCATCTTAATAATCCAAAATGGTATAACAATACAGGTAAATATTTTGAACTTTTTAGAAGAAAAGATAAATTTTATTATCAACAACATATGAATGATTTATATAATCCTGCAATAACATATACTCTTCAAAAAGCAACCATAGGAACTATTTCAGATAATAGAACTTGTGAAATAACAGAAATAGGTCTTAAATCTAAAGTGTTTAAACAAATGAGTTTTGCAAATGTTAATAGTAAACCTCCCGAATCAGATTTAGATGACATTTATAAAGGAAAATCAAGTTTATCGCTAGGAAATGTTAATAAATATATTAAAAGATATAGTTTTTTCAAACTTCAAATAAGGCAAATAGGTGTAGAACCTACTCCTGATTGGCAAGAGGTAGTACCAAAATCGACAGAAGTATCAGGTCATAGTGGTTTATTTTGTGTTGAAGGTAGTAGTCCTGAAGTTCAATATAATTACATAAGAGTTGAACATCCTGGGTTTCAACATGAATATAGATTTTTACCTTGGGCTGGAGCTAATGTTATTAAAACAGTTGAAAGTAATGGTAGTATAAAAGTTAATCTTTTAAACGCTAACAATGCTGTTTATGACACAGATATTAAGACTTTTAGTTCTACAATAAGTGGCGTAATTATAAAATTTGCTGGAAATAGAGAAAAGGTTTTAACAAAAACCGATTTAAGTAATCCAGAATGGAATTTAGGCACGTCAGATGAGCACAAATCTACATCAAGAGTTACACAAGCTGGTGTTGTTCAAAGCTTAAATGGTGAGTCACAATACAGCAGTGATAGTGTTGCTCCTTTAATTAAATATACAGGGGAAAGTCAAACACAATGGACAAGATTTTATTATCCCAGTGGTACAAGTATTTACAAGGAAGGAGTTTCAACATGGAGTAATTCTGATAGTGTTTCTTACTTAGGAGGCAATCATACTTTAATTTTAAGAAGTGCCACAGGAAATCAATTTGATCTATATATAAATCCTGATCATGAGCCAGCAAACGTAGAGCAAAAAACTGGTGCGACTTCTGCTTTTGGAACAGTCGTAATTGGTTCTTATGTTGAACAAAATATAAATTCTGTTTTTGGAGGAGGTAAAACTGTTGTAGGAGTTGAATTTCACTACACGCAAAAAGAGAATGGATTAGGTGGAAAAATGTATCCAGTAATTGATCATAGGATTCCTGGTTCAGGACAAGATTCTAGCGACCCAGGTTACGGGCATCCTATTGTTGCTGGTTATCCAAAAGGAAGACCAGATTTATATTATGTGCGTCAACAAGAGACTGTTGAAGTAGAAGCTTCTCAGTACACAGGTTATCCACAAGATGTTTATCTTCAAAATAGCAACAATCAAAATACCAATGCAAAGGTTACATTAAATTTTTGGTTTAATACTGCTACCAGACAGTCTTATGCTGAATGGTCTTATATTTCAGGAACAGGGACTAATTTTCAAAATGGTGAAACTGTTTATGTGCCAAGAATTGACGTAAGTTCTTACGGTACGATTTTACCAAGACAGCAACGTACTGTTAAAGTAGACGGTTTTGTTCGTCGAATTGTTGAAGATATTGAATTAAATCCTTATGATGCTGCTGCTGATTATTGGTTATTTGAAGGAGATAAATCTAGTCATTTAGAAGGACCAGAACACGAGATTGTTTATTGTAACGAGATAGTAAAAGATACAACTTCTAATTATAAAGATTTAGCGTATGCGGCTTTAGAAGTTGATAGTTCAAAAGAATGGACAAACTTTAGTCAATTTTCTGCTTATCTTCAGAAAGGAATAAAAGTTCATCGTTTAATAGAAAATTCAGACGGGCCAACACATTTATTTCCAGATATTGCCTATGCGTTATTAACAGATAGTACGTTAGGAGCTGGAGAAGTAATTAACACAAGATCTGTAAATGATGTAGACATGAAAGAAGCAGCAGAATTTTGTAGAGCCAATAGATATTTCTGGGACGGAATGATTTCAAATAAAGTTAATCTAAGAGAATTTATATTTGAACAAGCTACATATTGTTTATTAGATTTCGTAATTATTGGAGGTAAATTTAGCTTAAAACCTTCTCTTCCTTTTGATACCAATAAGACAATAGAACCAAATAAACCTATTACGATTAGTGCATTATTTACTGATGGAAATATTAATGATTTAAACGTATCGTTTTTTGCTCCAGAAGATAGACAAACATTTCAAGCAAATATTTTGTACAGATTAGAAAAATTAAATGGTTTTACAGAAACAAAATCAGTTGTAGTTAGATTAGATGGACGTGAAAACGATCCTGTTGAAACTTTTGATTTAAGTGGTTTTTGTACGAACGAACAACACGCTAAAGATTTTGGAAAATATGTTGTTAGTACAAAAGAAAAAACAACTCATTTAATTACGTTTAAGACAGCACCTCATTATGTAGAAGGGTTAAAACCAGGTGATTATATAAGAGTATATTCAACGACTCAACATACAGATAGATTTAAAAACGGAGCTATTCTTGATGGAGGTAAAGTTGTAAGTAAAGACACAATCACAGGATCAAATGATATTTACTATTGGAACTCAAATGAAGAGCAAGTTTTATTTCAGGCAAATGTTAACTTTGATATTCCAAGTGCGTTAGCTGCTTTTTCTGGTTCGTTGTTTACAATTCGAACAACAAAAAAAACTAATCAATGTTATAAAGTTGAAAGTATGACGTTTGGAGATGATGGTTTGATTGAGTTAGCAGGAACACATGTGCCATTGATCAGCATGAAGATAGATTCAAACGGAAATTATGTAGATGACGAAGATGGACAATATGGAAGATTAGCTATATTAGATGGGTGGAGCACTGAAGGACGTTTCGATTTCGTTTAAAACACAATGGCAACAGCACAACCATTTCCTACTGTTAAACCAAGCTCCAGAAGTTATTCCCCTGGGACGTATCCAAGTACAGATTTTGAATCGTTAGATGGTACAAAAACACATTTACGCTATGGAAATAAAAGAGTTAATGCTACGTTGCAGTTAGGCTTTTCAAATATTTCTGATGCTGATGCTGCTTTGATTTTAGCTAATTATGAACAGGTTAATAGCAATTGGAATTACGTTACGTTTAACCGTGGTTTTGCAACAGCAGGGGTAGGAAGCGGAACTCTTTCTGACTATTTTAAAGAATCTTTATCAGGTTTAAAATGGCGTTATTCTAATCCTCCGACTGTTATAAGTACTTTTAAAGGTTTGAGTAATGTGAGCTGTAGTTTTGTTGCTTGTTTAGATTCACCTATATAATAAAAGCAATGTTTTTAATTTAGAGCTGTGGCGAAGTATTTTAGCGGAAAAGACGGGAAGCTGTATGTAGGCAGCAGTACTACACCAGTAGGACAATTACAAAGTTGGAGTTTTTCACAGTCAATGTCTGTTCTTGAGATTACAGCAATGGGTGATACAGACAGAACATTGAAGCCAGGAGTTAGAAGTTACTCAGGTAGTGCAAGAGCTTATTACTACACACCTACCAATACTGGTGTTCCAAACGTAACTGATTTATTAACGGCAGCTATAAAAACCGATGGTTCTGAATCAGAGGAAGTTACTTTAAAACTCAGATTAGAAGAAACAGCAGATTCAGCTACGGAGGCAAGAGATATTGTATTTAAGGCTTATATTACTTCAGTTTCTATGAGCAGTTCTGTAGGAGAAATTTCTTCTGTTGATTTTAATTGGGAAGCTGATGGTGCTCCAACTACTGACACTCTTACTACTTAATTGTGGCTGTTTATTTTGGACAAAATGGCGAAATAGAGATTCGCAGGGATACTTTGTCATCTCCTATACAAACAAAATTAGATCCGCATGACGTAAATACATCAACTAAAAGATTTTCAATTGACCGTGCGACGGGATCGTTAATTACTGGAGATCGTGTAGAAATTGCAACAGTTGATAAAAGCACATTAGAGCTTGTAAGTGGTCATAGTCATCCAGATGGGAATTGGTATGTTTATGTTGATAAAATGGGTGGAATTAGATTATTTAGTACGTTTGCGGCTGCTATTACAGGAAGACAATCAGATGCTTTAACACTTGTTACTCCTAGTGCTGCTAAAGAAGTAACACTTCAAACTGTTAATTCTAGATTT